CACTGCTTCTTCTATGTGTTTTTCTTAGAAACTAAAACCAACTGTTACACTTGGAGTAAACTCTTCTGAGTCTAGGTTGTAGTTTAGTTCTGTACCTAGATCCAATCCTGCAACTGTACGACCGTATGAAGCACCTACGTTTTGTAGTGTGTCTGTGTCATCACCATTTAGATATGCTGTAACATTCATCATAGTGCCGTCAACTTCATATGCAATTTTTTCGTCTGCTGAACCGTATGTTAGTGTTGAACCTAGCATAATATTTGCAACTTCAACACCACTTGCACGACCACCTAGCATATACTCTTCTGAGTCTAGATTATAGTCGCCACTTGCTGTGATTGATGCAAAGCCTGCACCTACAGTATAAGCACCTTGAACATTTGAAATGTCTGTAATGTCTGCGTTCCAATCTGTTAAGCCTACTGCAACTTGTGCATCGCCTACAGATACTTTAAGTGATTCTTCCATTGCTGGCGCTGCTAGTGTTGCACCGTTTTCGCCTTCAACAAATACACCATCTTGATTACCAAATGATACTGTTGCTCCTGCAACGTCTGCACCAATTTGCCATTGGTCTAGTGTAAAAGAACCACCGTCTACTGATTCAACATTGAATGAACCAAATGCTAGATCACCTGCACTTAGGCCTGCACCTAGTGTAAGTGTTGCTTCTTTGTCGCTGTTAACTTCAACTTCCATTGAGCCAGTAAGCATTGCACCTGCTGGGTTAACAGTATCTGCGTTTGCTACAGTCGCGGCCATTGCTGCGGCTGCTGCTAAAATAAATACATTGCGCATTAATTTTATACCTTTCTTATTATTTTTATTATTGCGTAGAAAAGGGCAAGTTTACGGCTTGCCCTTTTGACTTTTTATTTAAACATATCTTATGCTGCAATGCAACAAATAAGAATAATTCTTACGTAGAAAGTTATTAGGTGTTACATCTAAGCAACACTTTTTACCCTCCTACATAAACTCCTTGTTGAGGTCTATACCAATTTTTTTGATTGTGTATGCGTCCTAATAGATCCCTAATTTCTGCTGCTTCAGTTGTTAGGATTTCAGGATCTTCTCCTTCAAGTATCCGCTGGCTTCTGCGGGCTACTTTGTTGTTAAGTGCTTCTTCAATAATCTTAATATCTTTTACACTTAGTTCAAATGTTGTATTGGGTTTCATGTGTGTCCTTTGTGTGTAGCAGCCCGTTCTGTTGCTAGGTGGGCTAGACCCCCTGTGGTTACGCTGCTAGAGCGAACTCAGATGGTGCAAAGTTATCGTTTGCATTTGTGTTTTGTAAACTTGCCTACCTGTCGAAACCTATTTCGCCCCCTTAGTGTGTTTATGGTGGAGGCGTCCGGTACCGCCCCGGAGTCCAAATACGCTTTGTAACGTCTACAGTTTATTTATACTACCAATGAGCTACTTTTGTCAACCGTTTTTGTGAACGGATTGCATCCATTAGACGAAGCAATCTTTTTTTATGATCACTTTTGCGTTCATAATGATTTTTTGCTTTCCATAAGCTATCTGCATCTATTTCTGCAGCTAATTTTTCACCTAGTAATTTTTCTAGGTATGATAAATCTTCACTACTCAGATCTTCAATCTTCCGTGAAACCATTCTGTCTGTGTCTCCATGCTTGTTCAAACTGTTCGTCATAGTCATACAAAGGTGCGCCATTACATCCGTCATACCATAGACGTTTGAAATAACCATCTGCACTTGCTACTACTGTTTTGGGATCTGCGTCAAGGTGGCCCTTGACCATGTAAAATAATCTATATTGTTCTTTAAGATCATTTCTTAACATAACGTATTTACAAACTTGTTACAATGTAGGCGCTAACATAGGCCTTTTATTAAGTCGTAAAAAAAGGCTGTAAACACAGCCTTTAATTTTACATAGCGTTCTTTTTTTCTTGAATCTCTGCTCTTCGATTTTTGGTTAGCTTACCTAAATCACCGAGTGCTTTACGAGCACGGGTTGCAGCAGCTTTTACACCCTTTTCGTCAAAGGTCTCTGCTTCCTTTAAATAATTGTTGAACGCTTGTACAATTTCTTCGTGTAATGTCATACATTTTCTCCTATAATTAAATTGTATATTTCTTTCCAATTGTTAACTTGCACAGCATGTCCATTATAATCTTTATTATGTTCATGATTTACAAGTATTCCTGAAAGTCCAAACTTGATGCCAGTATCAACATTAAGTGGCTTATCTTCAATCCAGTAGCAACCACTACTTTCATATACAGCTAATTCTTCGTCCTTGTCAGCACCAGTATCTAGATAAACATATTTTTCAAATACAGTGTCTCCAAATAGTTCACGCAAATTTTTCGTCCGCAAGTGTTGTGAATAATCATCATTGCTTAAACTTGTTATTGCATGAAATATATATCCATGTTCGGTATGTAGCTTCTTTACAAAATGGATTGCATCACGTAGTGGGGGTAGTTTACGTATCCATGCACTTTCATTGAACATACGAACCAAACGTTTTGTTTCTTTTGGATCTAGTTCATACTTAATATCCATATTGTAGCAACCTGGGTTTACAATACTGTATCCATGTCGCTTCATCCATTGATCAAAACTATATTCCCAATCTAATAACACACCGTCACAGTCTGTCAAAATTACTTTATCTTTCATAGTGCCTCTCTTAGCCTAAATTAACATTATGACTAAGTGTAACACCATTAATAGTGTTTGTCAACCTATTCGTTGTGTTCTGTGTCGTCTGATCCTGCAATTATTCTTGCTTTATATATGCCGTCGCGGCCAACTTGGTCATCTACTCTTGCTTCTAATTTGCCATTTACTTCAACAGTGCCACTGCCTGTAATTATATAATCTTTGTGTCCGCACTCTGTTTCTACACAATCACCTACCCTAGCTACTAGTCTACCATTTATTTCTGTATCAGGACTTCCAGTGATAATTCTGCCTTTTGTATTTGGACGTTCGCCGTGGTCTGGATGGTAACAAGTACCTTCTGTTTGATCATTTACTCGTGCGCTGGGTTTGCCGCTCATTATAGATATCCGCCTGTGCGGTCAATACCATCGCTGCTATATGTGCGTGGAGAAATTCTAGCACCACTTGTAATATCAGGCGAAGGATCTGATAAAATTGGTGGTTCTTGTCTAGCTATCAGTGCTTCTAACTGGGGGAATGCTACGGCACAAGTGCTTATTATTGCAGCTCTTGCATTTTCTAACAACGGTGTAGCAGCATTTGCTAGAGATTTAGCTGAATTGGCTGCGTTTTTTGCAACACCGCTGAGCATGTTGGCCGTAACTTTAACAAAATCAAATTTTGCTTCTTCAGCAGCCTTTTCAGCAACCGCTACAAGCTTTTTAACATCTGTTTCAACAGCGATAGCATTTTTCTTATCCTGAATTTTAGTCGCATCAAACCCACCTAAGCCTGCTGTTGCAGCAGCAGCCTCTTTACGCAAAACTTCAACAGAATCTGCAAAGGGTGCAATAGAGGCATAATGTTCTTTGGTTGCTCTTTCATTTGCGTCTGCACCACTAATCAAATCAGTGGTAGGATTCATAGGACCTAATACTATTGTTCTATCACCTACAACCAAAGTCTTTGATTTACTGGGTTCTGTAAAAGAAGGAATACCCGCTGGAACTAAATCTGTTGTGTCAATAGGCGGAGGTCTTACGCCTTGCACATTGTTAACGACATTAAACTGATCTTCTACATCTACTCCTGTGCCAGTTCGTTCTCTCCAAGCTTCTTCCCATTCGTTGACAGGCAGCCAGTTTGTTCCTGCAACAATGAATAATTCTCCGAATTCTACATCTTCGCTGCGTCTAAAGTTATTAATTCGCACTAACCTTTCATTAGGATATATCCCTGCCCTGAAATCAGCTGTTGCTCTTTCAGAAGTGTTATAGGTTAAAACACCGTCAAGAGCTACAAATGGTTGTGGGCCTTCACCGGGATCACCTGCATTGAGCAATGCAATTTCTGCTGCTAATTCTTCTGCGGTTTTTTCTTGACCTATAGTAACAGTTGTGTCTCCGTTTATTCGTCCGGTAAAGGCTGTATTATCTCCGTCAGAATTTCTTTCAAAAAATATCCTATAAGCATCTTGACCTGCAAATTTTACATATTGTATAGAATTGGGTTTTAGATAATCTAAGTGATAGTCGCTTGCAACTTGTATACCTGTAGACTTTGAAATTAATATATCGGTTTCATCATAAATAGTGTTCATTTCTACAGTTTTTTGCCACGCTCCGTTGTTTTTTGCATCTTGCCATGGAATGTATTCAACTCCTTCAATATCTGATGCATCAAAATAGCCAAAATACCAGTTGAATGGATCATAAATTGTAGAAGGACCAAAAGAACTGTTTGCTTCAATTGTTTCGCTGGCAGGATATCCTTGATCTTGAGCATGATTAATAATAAGTCTATAATATACTTCTCCGGTTTCGTCCCATGTAAACTTATCGTTTTGATTAATGATCCCTCCGTTATTACCAGGATCATATATGTCGCCGCCTATCACTCTAAACTTATATTCTATAGGAGTACTAGTGCCCGTTTGATATGTGGGTAGGAAGCGACTTGTACCTGTAAATCTATCGTCATTTACATCTAAATATTTTAAATAAAACTCTGCCGCGGCTTCGTACCAACCTGCAGGAAGACCAAAATATGTTACTAGTTCTTGTTCTGTAACACGTACAATAGTAAAAACATTATTTCCGTCTATACTAATAGGACAACCAGCAGGTTGTTCTACTGCTTCTAATTGCCCAATCTCCGCATCAAATCTAATGTTATTGAAAGAGCCTGTGTTGTTTGCACCCTTTATAATTCTTTCATTTTTAAATCTATTTACTGCGCCGCGCCCTTCGTCCCATTCACTTAGAGTAAATATTCCTATCACACCTCCTAGTGCAAGTTCGTTTTGTGCGCTAAATTCAAATTCATTTTCGACGGTTGTTTCTGCGGCAGCATTATCGCCTTCATCTATAATTCTTTGCGCCCAATAATTCAGACCTCCTTTCTCGGCAGGTCTGTTGAGAGTTGATGTATACCATCCGTTAATAAGTGTTGCCCTTGCAGTTTTTGTAGTTTTTACTAGTTTTAAACCTTCGGACACTGTTCCATCTGCATATTGAATTACCATTCCATCCTGATATACTGCAAGTGCATCTTCTACATCTGCTGGATCTCCTGAAGTTGTGGCTGGTTCTACTGTAATGCGATTTCTTTCCACATACTCATTGAAAGTTTCATAGTCGGGATTTCTACGGTCAGATGATTCAAGTACAATTGATCTCTTCATATTAGAGTTTAGATCTGCTGCCACACTAGGCCAACGTGATAGATCACTAAAATCATTATCATAACCTAAAAGCAATGGATCAATAGTAACAAGTTCGTCGGTAGTAGGTGCTCTTCCTCGTTCTTCTAATGTAAGTGCAAGAAAACCGTCTACAAGAGCCCAGTTCATGAAGTATGATCTTGAAACAATCGGAAAAAACGGATAGTTCTGGTTCTGGGGTACTAAATAATCGCCTTCTATATATTCAGAATATGGCGCTCTACCACTACTGACAGGATCATACCAAATTTTATCAGTCAAAGAATACCCTTGGCTCCATTCGATAATTCCTTCAACGTCACCAGGTGACTGTCGCACATACGGAATACCTTGTGTACCCAATCTTGGAGGACCGCCTGGAGTATCACTGTACCAAAATACCAAATTTAATTTATTTTGAGCAAGGCCAGATGGACTTTTGTCTGCTGGTGACGATCCAAAATATTGTATTCTCTCTCTGCCAACAATATATTCATTATCAAATTTCAACTCGTAGGAAAAAATCTCTCCGTCACAGGGAATAGGTATTTTAAACCTGTTGTACACATCTCTCGGCTCGCCAAATTGGAAGCCGTGTGTTTTCAGCTCATTTACAGCCTTGTTGTATGTTTGGGGTATAAGCCGTGTGTTACTAGGAACTGATTGTCCGTCCCATTCAACTCCTAAGAACTTTTCTGTATCTTTTGCACCTCTGAAACTTATGTTACCTTCAAATACAAAAACAGGCGGCTCATCTACAGGTGCCATTATATTAGAATTTTCTGCAATATCGCCTATAGCTTGAGTAACTGCTTTTCCAGCCGTTTTTGAAATATTTTTTGCAATGTCGGCTGCTGTATCTAGCATTGTGTTTTTACCACTAGCAATGTTAGAATTTGATGTTTCTATGGCAGTCCTTGCCTGTGAAAAGGCAGCTCTCACAGGTGCCATAATAGTATTAAATGTGTTAATAATGTTATCTACTACAGCTTGATGATAAGCTCTTTGTTCTTCCCAATCTGTAGCGTAAGGACCGGTTAGTATATCTAATTCTTCATTATAGTCATCTATTAGATTGTTGGCTGCATCAATAATGCTTTGTTGCGCTGCTACATCATCATCGTAAGTTTCTGATTCTGTATCTAAACCATCTATTACAGATTGGGCATCGCTTGCTATTTGATTTTGCTCACTAATTGCATTAGAATACCAGCCATTTGAGCTTGCAATTTGGTTCTGTTCTTCTTCTGCTCTTGATACTTTTTCTTCGTAAGGTCTTAATTTAGCATTAACCCTACTAACAATATTGTTAAGTTCAGCAACAATAGGATTGATAACTTGTGTGAGATCACCTAACGCTTTAAACGTTTCACTAGCCGCATCAATAGCATCTAATTGTGCAAGATAAGAAGGCCCGTCAGTCTGTGCGCCAGTGCTTTTACCTGTATTAGAAATATCACCCGTATCGAGATTCATAGTATCGCATGAATCGATAGCGAGCTGTTGAGTTTCTAATATTGCTGGTATGCTAACTGGCATTTCATTCCTTTACAATTGTATCCCTGTTGTGCTGCTCACGTACTGTTTTGCCATTTCGGCATCAGTTTTATGAACAACCAACACTGCACTTTTATTTATTTTCACTCGTGCATCAGGATTTATCGTAAAGGAAAATGGGCCTAGGCCAATGCCTTGTTGTGTGGCCATAATGGCCATAGGTTTTTCAACAGTAATTGATTTGTCATCTTCTTCAACAAAGCGAGAAACAACTTCTTCTCCACCTGTGGTTTTGATAGTAACTGTGTCTGTTGCTTTGTATGGTGTTTCAATTATCATAAAGAGTGTCCTGTTCCTGTATAACCTGTATCTTCAATGTATTTGGTAAACTGTTCGTAGCCGCCAATCTTTTGTCCGTTAACAACAATCTGCGGGAATGTACGTGCTTCTGGAAATTCTGTGAGAACTGCATCTCTATCAAAATCTTTGCCTAGTTCTAGATATTCAAATTGATAGCCACGCTGTTCGCATAGTGCTTTTGCTTTTGTGCATGACGGACATGCTGGTTTACCCCATATGTGTATCATAATGAAAATCCTTTCAATGAATCTTTGTCAACATCTTGTTTGATACCGCCGATGATGTAGGATTCAACTTCTGTTTCTTGTGGTGCAACTTGCAATCCTGAACTTGACAACCAGTGTGTAGTCCACGGTAGTGGATTTGTATTTACTGGCTGATCAAATATTGCTTGCATACCTAGTGCCTTTAGGCGACGGTTTGCAATGTATTCTACATACTGATGTAGTAATGTAGAGTTAAGACCAATCATAGAACCATCTTTAAACAAATATTCTGCCCAGTCCTTTTCTTCAGCAACACATTCACGCCATAGATCATAAACTTCATCTTCACACTCTTTTGCAATAGCTGCCATTTCTGGATCGTCTTTGCCTTGTGCCCACAACTTCAATACGTGCGTACTCAGTGCCAAGTGCTGTGCTTCGTCACGAGCAATTAGTGAAATAATTTTTGCAGAGCCTTCCATTAGTTTTAGTTCGCCAAAACCAAATGTACATGCAAAACTTACATAGAAACGTAGTCCTTCTAGAATATTTACAGTCTGCATAGCTAGATACAGTTTCTTTTTGACATCACGCATATTGCCTTCACCACGATGCATAAACGCATCAGCCGCTTCGTTGAACTCGTCGTAATATTTGGTTACACTTTGCGCTCGTGCTAGAATTTTTTCGTCATCTAAGATTGTATCAAATACTTCACTTGGGTCTGCATATACATTTTTCATAATGTGTGTATAAGAGCGTGAGTGGATAGTTTCAAAGAAGTCCCAAGTAACAATACAGCCTTCTAGCTCAGGTAAACTTACGTGTGGCAAAAAGGCTAGGCATGGGCCACGCCCTTGTACACTGTCTAGTAGTGTTTGATACTTTAGGTTTGCTGTAAAGATGTGCTTCTGCTCTGGTCTAAAATTTTGATAATCTGCGCGATCTTTTTGTAAACTAACCTCTTCTGGGCGCCAAAAATAACCCAGCATAGTCTGGTTAAGTTTGTCAAACACAGGGAACTTAAATGTGTCATATCTCTGTGTGTTTTGGTCTGCTCCAAAGAACATTGGCTGTTTTGTGAAGTCGACTTTTTCTTTGTTAAAAACTGTCTTTGACATTCTATATCCTATAATTTGTTTATTAATCTATTGTAAACTCATTGTCGAAACTTGTCAAGTTAAATCGCACAAGCTTCACATGCTTCTTCTTCATCTAAACTATCAACAGCAGGCAGAAGAGTCTCTTGTGTTTTTTCTTCTTCTATCTCACTTGGATCAGTCTTATAATCATAGGTATTCTGATAATAAGAAGTCTTCCAACCATACTTGTACGTATTTAACAAGTCTTGAATCATTACACTCATAGGCACTTCATTATTTTCATAATTAGTTGGATTATAGCTCCAGTTACCTGATATAGCTTGGTCAAAGAATTTCTGCATTACTGCAACTACATTGATATAACCTTCGTTTGATGGCATATCCCACAATAACGTATAATAGTTTTTCAAACTTTGATACTGTGGAACAATCTGCTTAAGAGGCCCTTTCTTCGACTTCTTAACGGACAGGTAGCCGCGGGGTGGTTCAATTCCGTTGGTAGCGTTTGACACAACAGAACTGCTCTCCGATGGCATCTGTGCGGACAAAGTCGAATGTCTGAGCCCGTGTTCTCTAATAGCATTGCGTAAACCACCCCAATCATAACTTAATTTGTTTTCTACAATCGTGTCTACATCCTTTTTATATGTGTCAATAGGAAGGATGCCTTCAGCGTATTTAGTGCGCTCAAAATACTCACAAGCACCTCTTTCCTGCGCTAATTTGTTGCTGGCCTTTAATAGATAGTACTGGAATGCTTCTGTAAGATCATGCACCAATTTCCATGCTTGACTATCTGCATAGTTTACTCTATGTTTTGCTAGATAATGTGCGAGTCCGATATAGCCTATGCCCAACGAACGTCTTGCTTTAGTAGATTTTTCTGCTGCCGCAATAGGGTAACGCTGATAATCAATAATTTCTTCTAATGCTCTTACAGCAAGATCGCACAACTCTTCTAAATCATCTAAATGCTTAATTACACCTACATTAATAGCAGACAAAATACACAGTGCTATTTCGCCATCTGGATCATCTATGTGTTGCAAGGGCTTTGTAGGAAGTGTAATCTCTTGACACAAATTACTCATATAAACTGTATCTTTAAATGAACTGTGTGTATTACAATGATCTACATTCATAATATAGATACGTCCTGTCTCTGCCCGTTCTTTGATTAGATCTGAAAACAATTCCATAGCATCAATTTTCTTTTTCTTGATACTGGTTTTGCGTTCATACATTTCATACATCTCTTTAAACTTGTCAGCATCACCAAAATATGCTTCGTACAAACCTGGAACATCGTGCGGCGAGAAAAGAGTAATTTCTCCTCCAGATAACAAACGTTCATACATTGTTTTATTAAGTTGAATTGAATAGTCTAGCTTACGCACACGATTGTCTTCTGTACCTTTGTTGTTCTTTAGCACAAGAATGTCTTCAATCTCTTGATGCCAAAACGGAAAATGCACAGTAGCTGAACCACCACGTACACCATTTTGTGTGCAACAACGAACAGTTGATTCAAACTTCTTTAGGAAAGGAATGATACCTGTATGTGCTACTTCACCGCCACGTATCTTTGAGTTTACACCCCGTATTCTTCCAGAATTGATACCAATCCCTGCACGTTGCGCTGTGTAACGGCCAATAGCCATGTCACTAGCAAAAATGGAGTCAAGAGTATCATCACTGTCAACCAGGACACAACTAGCAAACTGACGAACAGGGGTACGGACACCAGCCATAACGGGTGTAGGTATGTTGATTCTAAAAAGTGAGGTCGCATCGTAGTATCTCCTTACATAGTGCATTCTGTCTTCTTTAGGATAATTTGCAAATAGTGTTGCTGCAATCATCATGTACATAAACTGCGGAGTCTCAAAAATTTCTCCTGATGATCTATCCTGACAAAGATACTTATCTACAACTTGGCGCAAGCCTGCATATGTAAAGTTTTCGTCACGCTTGTGATGTATATAGCTATCTAAACGGTCAATTTCTTCAGCAGAATATTTTTCTAATATTTCTTTGTCATATACGCCACGTTCAATATTTTTTTCGATCATTTGATACAAGGAAATGGGTTCATATTCACCAAAAACCTGTTTGTTTGTTCCATAAGATAATAATCTCGCGGCAGCATATTGATAGTTAGGAGCATCTAAAGAGATAAGATCATTTGCACTGCGTACAAGCACTTCTTGTATTTCTGCTGTGCTCATGCCATCATAAAATTGTAAATTTGCATTCATTTCAATTTGACTTGCACTAACACCTGCTAAACCTTCACAGGCATGCATTACTACCTTGTGGATTTTATCAATGTTAATGTGTTCCTTGCCGCCGTCACGCTTGACGATCATAATCCCGTTAGACATTTTTTCTCCTTATTCAATGAAATATTTATTGTAGTCTTGGTAGGGTATGCTCACATTGCGAATGCAGATTTGATGGTAATTCATCAATATGAACATGTGTGTCTCCCTTGTATCCAACCACACGGTTGTTGATGTATAATAGATAATATGTTGCAGAATTCTCTCGATCCTGTACAATATGTATCATGTACGATGCTTGGGATAAAACGTCTGTTAATTGTAAGGTGTAACAAATCGCTAATATCTTTACGAAGGGACAATAATTATTTTCCTCTAAAAGTTCCCAAGGGTCAGGCCATGTGCTAGGTGTAAAAGGATCCGCTGCAATTTTGCATAAAGGAGCAGAATTATAAAAGTCAATAGTCTGTTGTATAGGGTCTTGTGATGTTTCGAGTTTGGTTCGAAATTCTCTCCAAGAGACTAATCGGTCTTCGTATGTTTGGTTGAACATTAGGATTTTATCTTAACTCTGTATTCCAATTGTGCGTTATCGTTTTGAGTTAAGTTTAACACATTTAGGTCCAATGTGTCAAGTAAAGAATCTGAATTATTATCAACTAATGCTACAGAAAATTCTAATTTCTCTGTATCTAATGCAGATCCTCCAATAAAGTCAAAGTCGTCTGTAATTTGTGATAAATTGTATGCTGGATTAATTGTAATGTGCAATGTTCCTGTTCGTGTTGCTACGATAGTTTCACTTTTATATACGTATTCAACTTCGATAGTTTTTTCTCTGTCTGCTGCAAAGCCTAATAACTTAGTAGGCACAGGCACTTCATTAATAGGAATAGTCTTTGTAAACTCTATTTCAGTTATACTGTTTCCTTCAACTTCAGGAATATAAACTGCGGTGCTATACCTACTGTCAAAGCCTAGTTCTTCTGTACGTGCAAACCAATCGCCTATTGATTGATTGTTTGCTGTATCAAACTTGATCACAGGCCAGGCTGCATTTTCTGGGCTGCCGCCATTATTGCCTACACTAAAGAATTTATTAGACTCGCTAGTGTTAGAAGTTCCTGTTATCACACTAATTGCCATGCGTTTTATTTGGTCAAATGTACAATTGTTAATCTTGGTATGTCTAGGGCCATAACTTTGCCCAGGCGATCCTAATATAGTGTAGGCTCCTAGCTTTACCCCTTCAAATAATTCATAAAATTTACAGTGTTCAAATGTGTTGTTGATAACATCATCATCTGCAACTAATCCAAGATTTTTGCCTTTAACGGAAATATTTCTAAAAATGTTATTTGAAGATGTAACAGCTTGACTGAGAGCTTTAATTTCAATGGCAATATCACTTGCACTAAAATTACTGTTAATTAATTCAAATGATCCTAAAAACTTAATATTTTCAAAAACACTATCTGCACAGCAATCTACGATTAACGATTTTTGATTGTTGCTTTGGATAGTCATTCCAGATACTAAGATGTTTCTTGGCTGATTGAGACTTGTTGTAGTAGATCTACTTGCTGGAACGCCAGGAGTGCCTTCTAAATTCTGAGTAACAAACATCTCGTTTGAGAAATCTGATGATGCTCTAAATATAGTTTTATCTTCGCCTGCACCTACAATAGTTGCGTAAGGCGGAATGTGTATTGTTTGTGAAATTTCGTAAACACCTGGATCTATAAATAATTTTACTCTTGATACTTCATTATTTTTTGTAGAGGGCCCTAAGAATAATTCATCTAGTGCTCTTTGAATAGCAGCAGTTTGATCTGTGCCATCTCCTGTTGCGCCAAAAGAACGTATACTTACAATATCATCTAATCTTTCTTGTAGTGTTCTTTCTATAGGTGAATTTGCAGTGTCGCCTGTTTGTATTGTACTGTTAACTTTATATGTATATGTGTTAGCGAGTTGAAAAAGATCATCGTGCTCTGTAAGAAGTTTTGTATTTCCTACGTAAGGTGCACCTTCTGATACTGCACCATTGCCTATATAAAGTTCTTGTGAATCAACTGCCCACCCGAACTCGCCAGATGCTAGTTGGGGTAAATCTGTTCTTCTTCCTCTACGGATCTGTATTCGTGATATTGATACGACAGCCACTTGTGTCTCCTACATATTAATTATATGTATTTATTCAATTATTCAAGTTGTCTTAGTCAATTACTTCAAAGTCATCATAACTGTATGGTTCAAGTCTTTGCCTTTGTGCTGTTCTATCAACATAATCATTTTCAGGATGAATTAAAGAAACGTTGTATCTTATTCTGTTTAGTGTGTATGCTGTATCAGAAAAATCTTTACTTCCTGCAAGGACTCCTTCATATATATTTGGAAATATCTCATCACAATATAAAGCAGAATTTGAATGATAATACCCTTCATGTCCGTAAGACATTAGATCATCTTTTGTTCCACAAATATCGTTCCACCCGTGACCAAAATCTGGAAAGATGTATCCGCTTGCCGGATAGCCTTGATTTTCTGGACCGTGTGCAAGACCTACACTATGACCCATCTCGTGTAGGTCTACATATTTACCACAATTGCTCATAGATGCAGGTACTTGGCCTGTTCTAAATGTCGTTTTAACGTTGGCAACACCACAAGTATTTGGATAAGTTGTGCCGCGTCCTAGTACAATATCGACTGGCAAGTTTCTTGCTAAATTTATGATTTCAGTTGTTGAGTGCCAATGCACTAGATAAAGCCTTGTGAGTTTATATCTGACATGTACTCCTGATCTTTCATAAACTTCATTGTAAGTTTTTACTTTCTTTTCGTACCTTGCCCACTGTTCATTTGTTTCATCCCATTCCTCTAATATTTCTATTGGTTGATCGTTACCGTACTTAGAATGAGATGCATACACAAAAATTCCAAGTTCCCAAGTAACAATAGTGTCATCGTCTTCACCGTAATAAATGTATTCTTGACTTGGTCTTTGATAATAACCTACACAATCTATTCTGTCTTCTACTGTGCAGACAGGCTCAGGATCAATACGAAACTGTATTTCCTTTGTGCCTAAAGTAAGAACGCCATCGCCAGTACGACCGTCTCCGTAGATTAGAATGTAGTCTCCGTCACGTTCTAAAGATCCAATAGTTGTTGAAGCATGTTCTATACCCCACGGCTCTTTTTCTCCTAAAAAGTCTGTGTAATTGACATAAACAACAGCAGGATAAAATCTATCACCTTCTGCTTTTTCTAGTTCTAATACAAGAGTAGGCGGTTCCCATCCGCACTCTGCTGACTGATTGTCTTTTTCAGAATATGTTCCCCCATTGCCATCTGCATATTGGAACCATTTTACTCCTGGATAGTCTTTTGAACATCCTTCACGTAACAGTGTACCTGCTTCTGGAACAGGAGGTGTGTACCCGCACTGTTTTGAACTGCCAGTCACACTTGTTATAACGCCGCCATTTCCGTCAGCAATTTTTTCAATTAGGGTTGTGCCATTGCAAGACCATTTAATAACTGTGCCTTGTTCTGGATGTGTTGGCGGCTCAAGGCCACAATAAGTTGATATAAATCCGTAAAGGAAAAGGGTGTTACACAGGTTAGTAAAAAACATAGCAGACTCCTTACTTGCGTATGTCAGCACATGATACCACCGTAAGTCTACTGATGTATTTTATTTAAGAAAAATTTTCGTAGTAATTATAAACTCTGGACCACCACTCGTTCTTCCATTCGTCGAACTCGTCTGGCCAAATGTCAAACTGTTGATACTCACCTGCACGACTGCACATGAATACATGACCTTCACGGATGTCTGTGCCGTGAACTTCGTTATGAGCTATCGCATATGCTGTCAATTGTAGGAAGTAATCAACTACCCATTCTTCTTTCTTGGGTTTATTTGTTTGCTTAAAATCCATTATACAGGGCTGACCTTTGTATACACCTACAAGATCAGTTGTACCTGCGTAAATGCCTGGAACATAAAGTGGAACTTCACTTCCCCATATTTCGTCCACATCTGTCATGGCTTTTTCTTTAATCTGTGTAGCCATCATGTGTGCTTGTTGAGCATAAGGATTACTTCCTGGTTCAGGCCATTCACCTGTATCTATATAATCTTCTAGATACTTGTGCATACGTGTGCCTACACCAGCTGCTTCAGTTACAATTTCTTGTGCTTTCTTTTCGCCTACACGTTTCTTCCAAGCGATGAGATGTGTTTTGTCTTTAGTTGCATCAAGTATAGTTGTTACACTAGCAACTGGAGAGGATCCTGGGGCTGCATATCTTCTTTTGCCGTCTACTTCAACCCGCTTTAATTTTTCGTAGACGTACTTTTCTGTGATTAAGCTCATTAATTAATAATAACATCAAAGATCTTTTAAGTCAACCGCATTTTTAGCCATTTTGCCGACTGTGTCACTGGGACGACCTGGATTGCCTTTAAGATTCTTAACATCGTCTACTTCACTTGATTTAAACTCAATCTTTTCTTGATCAAAGTTTGTAACAAGTTGCTGAAGTTTTGGATCAGCATCATATGCTGCTTTAAAAACTTCGTAATTAAACTGGCCACGGCCTTGGTTTTGCATAAACTTATCTAGTTTATTCATAGATAAAGCGGCAATGCCTGCCGCTTTTTGTTGTCTTAAGACATTGTAAAGAAAGTCGCTATCTACAGCTTCACTTACTTTTTTTTTGAACTCTCGTTCATGTTTTCCCATGTTCCAGCATTTTCTTTGCCGTACTTCTTAATAAAAGCCGCTTTGCTCATTTTTTCAGCATCGGCCATCATTGCATTTTTAGTAGCGCCTTCTTTGATACGCTTGCCTTTAGGTGTAGCTGACTCACGCTTTTCACGGCCTAATTCTTCGTCGCCGCCTGCGGCTGCATCACTAGCTTCAAAATCGTCTTCGCCGCCTAGTGCAATTTCATCTTCGTCGTCTGGCTCTTCCATGTCCATATCCATGTCCATGTCATCGTCGCCCATTGTATCCATTGGCTCTGCTTCACCTGTAAGCATACCAACACCTTGAGTTAAACTATTACGAGTTGATTCCATTGCTGCATACATTGATTCAAGTGCAGGCTTAATTGCAGATGTAAATGCTTCTGACTTTTCTGAGCCCATTTCGTCGCGTATAGCATCAGCAAGTTCTAGCATTGATTCTGTTTGCATCTCTGCTGTGTCTTCCATCCAGCCTGTAACACGGTCAACCATGTCCTTTGCAGCCATTACTAGTTCTGCTTCGTCTTCTGCGCCTTCAGTAACCTGCTCAACTGCTTCGTCAATTGCGTCAATGATAGTGTCGTCACGTTCTGAAATTGCTGCATTCAAAACATCTAGGAAAAGTTTATTTTTTTGATAATCTTCTTTTTGAACGCTGTCAAAGCTTTCAGTAGTTTCTACATTGAATACTTTAGTTCTTAACTTATTACGGGCATCAAGTAGTTGCTCAGTAGTAAACTGGTCAACATCGATCCTTGTGCCAAACTTTTGAGCTAGGCTTTCATTAAGCTTCTTAGCTGTTACTTTTGTAAATTCTCTTAGGTTCATTGCACTCTTTCCTAGTTTGATTAATAATATTTATCAAAGATTAAAAATATACTTATCTAATTTTTTCTGTATAAAGCTGGTTTCTTGAATTGCAATATCTAATCTATTCTGTCTTGCCTCAATATACTTATAATCTTTACTATTTTTTATAGAATTTTTATAAAACACTGCATCATTATAATGTTTTAAAAGGTCTTTGTCAAGTTCTAAAATATCTTTGTAACTACGCTTCTTAATAAAGTTTTTTACAAGTGCGATAGCAGTGTATTTGAAATTAGTAACAGCAACACTTTTGTTTTCTTTTATATCGAAAACAATATATTGTCCATGTTTGGTTTTTCTAATCACACAATTTTTGATGCGGATAGATTTAGGAGTGACTTGAGGTACATCTAGATCGATCACACTTTGATCAATGATGTCTTCTAGGTCCTTTAGGATTTTATCAGAAATCATTTTTAACCACCATGACGCTATTGTTGTACAGTACTTTACTTAGTATACTTTTTCTAATTAGTTCGTTAATTATGACTTGCTGTCTTTCATCAAAACTTGACATTGGCACTAGGCCGTTAATATCTTCCAATAACTCTTTTTGTTCATTGGTTGTATAGATTTCAAAATCTGATATCAAGTTACTAATTTTCATATTCTAGATCTTCTTGCACCACGTCTTTTATGGGGTTTTATTCTTCTTCTTCCTATGTTAAGTCTTTTTAATTTTTGACTTGCTGGATTTGTTCTTTTGGTTCTGCTTCTTTTAATATCAAGTGTTTTACCTTTTGATCTTCTTGTTTTTTTAAGTGTGACACTTGCTTTTACGTTTTTAGGCGCATTACACGTTGCTGCCTTTGCAACAATACGGCCTTTTCTAGGTCCGCTTGTGCATCTATATTTTCTAACTGTTTTATTACCCTTTTTACCAAATACTGTAGTAATACCTTCAAGGAGTTCTCTTACAAACACTAGCGTCTCCTTTTGTTCATTGCCTGTATTCTACGACTGGCTGGATTTACTCTCTTGGTACGCTTTGCTTTACGTGCCATCCTTTTTCCTAAACGTGCTTTTGTTCTTTTAAGTGTAGCTCGTTTCTTAGGATCAGGCGCTGCAAAACATGCAGAGATTTTTGAAACTATTCTATTTTTACGTGGACCAGACGAACAACGATACTTGCGTACCACTTTCTTTCCAGAACGTGCCCAAGTCTGACCTTCATCTAGGTCATCGATATTATCGTCATAAAAAAACTCACGTACTAACATATAGTTATTTATCGTGAGCGGTTTAGAAGTTTATTAAAATTATAACAATAGTAGATAGTAAACCTGCTACCACTGTTCCAGCTGTGCCAATAAGCACTCTTGTCATTGAGCTTTGGCCATCTTTGAGATCTTTGTGTATATCTCTTAATGTGTTTTCAACCGTTGATAGTCTATTGTCAAGATTACGATAGCGTAACGCACATAAATCAACGTGCGCTTCTAAACTTGATTTTTCTAATTCGGTTGTATCGCCCATTTCACCAGACATTAAAATAATGTTCTCCCATAAAGTAAACTCGTAGTTGGCCTTTAGATGTTGTATTATTGTGCCTGGTTACTCAATGTAACACTTTTATTTATCAGTTTTTTTGAAAATAATGTTCTTACTTGCTGAATTTTGAGAAGAAAACACAGCATTTTTAAATTGAACACTTTCGTCTAATCCTGTAATAATTGGGATTAAGTCAAAGTCTTTGTGCAATGTTTCTATATCTATCGCATCTTCATATTCTATATCAAAAGTATATTCCCAAATATTTTGCTTATTTTTATAATCTTTACCAAAACTATACTTGCCCGGCATGTCTTTTTTACACTCTGGTGCACCAATATAAGTAGGATTAACACGAAGACCAATAGTCTGTAGAACGGTTAGAAAATTTTGCTGTTGCTTAAACAGTTTAGGATCTTCTCCTCTACGAGCTCCTGTTTCTGTGATGTCTACTAATGTGTAAAGTGTAAATCTCATAACGTATTTACAGACATAAAAAAAGAGCCCACATAAATGTGAGCTCTTTGGTGTGCCTAAGCACGGTCCCTAAGGTAGTGGGATTTTTTACATGCCTAAGATTGAAGCAGGCTGTGCGCAAGTTGTTGAAGCAATGATTTCTGATGCACGAGCTGCAATGTCATCAGTGTCAGTGTTGTGACCGTCCATTACCATTACGATTTTTGTACCGTCTGCTTCCATGATCATTGGGTTGAACTCTTGTGCGATTGCTTCTAGTGTTCCGCCAATGCCTGCTGATGGTGTTGAACCAGCTGTTAGTACAAATGTTGTTACATTTGCTGTTTCATACTTAGTTGCGTCTGCGTGACCTACGCCGTGTACTCTTGTTACCTCTGCCATTTTATTTCTCCTATTTCTCTAATGGCAAGTTCACTTTCTATGAACTTGTATAATATTATTTAGCAAAATGTATAAAAAATAGGCTTTTTAGGGCAAAAACGAGGAAAAAATTTATTTTTTTGCTCTCTTTTGTAGTGCACGTAGTTGTTGTACAAAGGCGGGGCCTGCTTGAACAATATCATCAAGCATTTCGATTGCTGGCAAGTATGCCTGCACCATGCTAGAACTTGCAGCTTTTCCGTCTTTAGCTGCTTCTAAAAACTTCTTAGTTAAGGCAAGATTACGATCGCCGACTAGATATCTGTAAAGTGCTAAGTCACCCGGACGGGTTGCAATGTCAGGACGGCTAACAGTTGGTTCTGGATCAATTACACTTGCTTTCTCTAGATCTTTTATTTGGGCAAACTTTTCAAAGTCTTCAATTATATCAGAACTACGAAGCTTTGCTCTTACAGCAAAAATAAGTCTAGTTGACAATAAACGCTTTTCTGCTTTTGTAAGTTTACTAAAATTTACAAGATTTCTACGTATAGCTTTGTAATCTGAATTTGTAATATTCAATCCGCTTTCTAGCTTCATAAACATATTAGAAATTTGCAAAGGCTTTCTACCTTGTGCAATATATTGAATATATCTGTTTACGTCTGCAACAGGTATATTAGTAGTTTTTTTTAATTTCTTTGCAGCACCCGGATCTTTAAGTTTATCTTGGGCACTGTCATCTCCTACAAGGAAATAGATAAAATTATATAGGTCAGTGCCCATTATGCGATAAAATTTGTATAATTCAAAACCAGATGTTTTTTTACAGTAGCGTTGTACATATCCTCTAAAATCAGGATATTGACGCATAGTTTCCAAAGCCAACAGAGTCAAGTAAGCTCTTTCACCACAGTCAGTATATGTCAGCTTTTTTGAGCTGCCATTGTCTTTGGTCATCCTTGACTCGTGTAGGTCTTTAATAAAATCCATTAACGACCTCTAGCTACCATATCTGCTTGACGAGCTATTTCGTCATCGTCTGGTGCTGTATCCATATCGTCTTCTGGTTCGTCTTCGGGCTCAGGGTCTGCTACTTTAGGTGCTACACCTTTTGCTACCAACTTCTCGCCAAATGCCATAAACTTCTCAATTGTTTTCGAATTCATACCACTTTCTTTTTCGAGATCTTGCACACTTCTTGGTCCAAATGTAGTACCAAATTTTGTAAGCGCATTACCTAAGACTGACATTTTGTTAAACATGTCAATTTCTGCATCTGACTTACCTTTCATCGAAGCTGTTTCACTGTGCCTCATCAATGCTCTACCAATGTTAGCCAGTATCTTGTGATTAGGATCTGTTTCCATTCCTGCTTCTGTTACTTCGTTTATTTTCATATCTATTTCCTTAATTTGGT